TCAATTCTATCAGCTGAGAACTTAATATCACACCCAGGTGCAATCTTTTCTGCAACTGCAATCAAATCTGTACCATTTTGGTCTTTTGGTGTAGTGTGCATTACCAAACAAACTTTATCTTTATCTTCTTCAGGTAATCCATCTACGAACATTTTGAATGCCCAAATTACATCTGAAGGTTGTTTTCTTCTGATATTACGATTCATCCAAAAAAGAACGAACTTGTAATCTTTATCACCAAGAACCTTTTGTTTAAATTCTTGTGGAACTTCAGTTGGTTTATAAGTTTCAAAGTTGATACCATGTGGTACATAAGATACTTGCCAATCTTCTAGTGGTTTGATTGTTTCCGAATCAATCTTACCAACTCGATTTACAATACCATAAGTTTGTTTTGAGATACAACCTAACCAATCACACGATTCATAGTAGTTTCTATTATAATCAGGGTCTGGTAGGTCATCCCAAATGTGGTAGAATAAGATTGGAATATTTTGTCTTAACTCCGCCTCCATTTCATACAACCATCTCCAATATCTTGGGTCTGTAAAGTGTAGGATTGCATCAGGTTGATGTCTCATAATCAACTCTCTAAGAATGTTTGAATCTCCATATCCGGTCCAAGGAATTATTTTAAGTGAAGCATCCTTTACTCCAGTAATTTTACGAACATCTTCTCCTAAATCAATTTCCTTTCCCTTCTCTGGGTGATTCACTGCCGCACCTAATTGAACCCAATCATAATGTTCAAGTGTACCAAACACTAATTCTTTTGATACAGTTGCAATACCAGATGACATTCTTAAATCATCTGATAATAAAAGAATCTTTTTCTTTTTACTTTCCGCCATTTAAATTGATTTTAAAATTGTGACCCACTCTCGTGTAGTTGGTCATAGTTATTAATTTCGTTTCTAAAAGTTTCATCTTCAATATATTTGTGTACTGAACGATTTACTAATTTTTGTAGTGTGATGTTAGAATCAAACGAAATCCTTTTAAATCTTGAGTAAAGGTCTTTTATAATCTTTACTGTTGTTAATTTAGTTTCTGGTTTTGCCATAACTCTCCTTTATTGTTTGTATATAAATATATACAAATTTAAAAAAGAGTAACTATTACCACAAAGAACAAAGTTTTCGTTGTTTGAACTCACACCAATCACATTGTTTTCCTTTTGTTGGTGGATATTCTCGTTGAATAAAATTACCACTATCATCAAAAACTTCATTAACAAAGGTTAAGAATCCATTCCATGCTTTGTTTACAGAGGGTTTACCATTAGCAGGAACGAACTTTGATATTCTAGGGATTGGGAAATCTGCACCTTCAAATAACTTTCTTTTAAGTATTTGATATTCTACTTTAATTTTATCTAAAGGTACATTATATTTTTCTGAATAAAACTTCTTATATAATAACATTTGTGAAGTTTTAACTTTATCATTTTTTTGGTATTTAGACCAACCACGAGTTGAAGTTTTAAGGTCAATAATAATAACATCACCCGTTGTTTTATCTTTTAAGAGTACATCAATGAAACCAATAAAGTGTACACCAGGTTTTACTTCTGCATTTAGGATTTGTTCTATTGCTAGTAATTCAAATCCACTCTTAGAGTATAACTTGTCTAATTTGTTTCTGAAATATTGTAGGATTAATTTACCATCTTCAAAAAACTCACCCAATTCTTCTTTAGTACATGGATACATACCATCTTCCATTTTCTCGTTTTCTTTGTTGAAATGCTCTACTAATTGTTTGTATAGCATTTCCTCTAAATTGAGTTGAAGTGCTTGTTTCTTAGTTACATTATACATTACATCCAAAAAGTGTTGGATTGTTTCGTGCATCGAACTACCAAAAATTGTATGAATGTTTGCTGATGATGTTCCTAATTTATCAATATAGTTTAACTTGTATTGTTCTTGACAAGTTGAATACATACCATATTGAGAATAACTTACCTTTGCCATTTATCTTTCTTTTACATTGCTAAGATACGAAAAAAGTTTGGAAAATCCAAACTTTTATAAGTTTATTTTAGAGATAGTTTCAAACTTACCTCCTTGTATATTTTCAACTGCACGAATATAATCTACTCTATCTTTTTTAACATTATCTGTTAAATTTCCACTTTTTATAAAATCAATCATATTTTGGATTTCAATTGAGGTTTTTTCCGAATAACTTTTTTTCTTAGAATTTAAAAAATTTATTACTTCTTTTTTATCAGTATCATTTAAGTTATTAAGTGAAATTTCATCTGGTGACCATGCATAATACAAGTCAATTTGGTCTGAAGTATTGATGTGGTTTTTGTCAAACATATAATCAATAAAATCAAAAATATGATAAACATTCATTATAGTAGTTGTATATTGAAAGTTATAACTAATACCATGTACTGCTTCTCTTGATGAAGCGGGTTTTGCATATTTTTTAATAATTCCCAAATTCTTTTCAAACTTTTCAGTTTTAAATCCAGTTCTTTGATATTCACCAACTTCACCAATCCCATCACAAGAAATTGATAAAAATACTCTAAAAAATCCTTTCCATAAATCTATTAGACTTTGTTCATCATATTTTATTACCGAAAGATTTGTATTATAATGAATTGATAAATTTCTGGCCTCGAATTCAATTACTTGATTTGTTTCTTTATCTCTACTATAAAAGGTTTCTAAAGCCATTTCATCATAAAGATATTTTAAAATCTTATAATGTTCTGGCATTATTAAAGGTTCACCACCTGCAAAGTAAAAACTTTTTACTTCAGTTAAATGTGGTATTAAATCTTCTACAATTGTATCGGTAACTTTCATTACTTTAGTTTTACCTTCAATTGCCCAAGGTCTAAATTTACCAGTATCTTCATACCATGCAGAAGAAAATGCATGAGAACACATCCTGCATTTGAAATTACAAAGATTTGAAAATCTAATATCAATGTGTTGAAAATTAGTAGAAACTGAATAATCATGTTCTACTATCGGTTTCTCCCACAAAGTATTCGAGTTAAAATCTAATCTAGGACTGTGGTTGGTTTCCTTTTCTTGCTTGTAACAAACATCACATACTTTATTTTGAATACCATTTAACATATCCTTTCGAAGTTCTTTCATTTGTTGAGAATTGAAGGCATCTTCAATTGTCATATTTTTAAGATTCAAAGGATTCTCAAAACCTCCGGCTATACAACAAGGTTTTAATTCACCATCTGGTTGAGTATATAGATGAATGAATGGTAAAATACAATATGAGTTACTCATACTTTTAATTTTAACTTTGTAATTTGTTTTTTATCAATTCCATATTTCTCGCAGATATACTTAATGTTTTCTCTACCTTCTCGTGTTGAGTAAAGTATTTCAGTATATTCTTCTGCTTCTTTTTTAGAACATTGAAAATCTTTTTTGATTAAATCAATTAACCAACCTTCATATTTGTTTTCTCCTTTACCTTTAGTGTACTTTAAGAAATGTCTACCTTTTGGAATGATACCGATTAAGGCAAGATAAAGTTGTTTGGGTTCTAATGTTTGTGTATATGGTTGTATTTCTGATAAAACTTCAACCCAATCTGAATTCATTGATAAAAAACGATGCACCATATAGTTTGACCAAGATTTAGTATCTGATTCTTCTAGGGTATCCCAATAATCTACACGCTGTTCTGAAGTAACTGCTTTTATGTGGTCAAAAAGTGTTTTTGGCATTATTATTTATTTTGAAACTCTTTTGGTAAGAGTTCTTGGTTAATTTCTCCACAATCTCCACATAAATATACTTCTACAGGAATTATTGCATCTTGGGGTGTTCCTGTAATAATCTTTGATATCTTTAAAAATTTTGTTCCTTGAATGAATACTGTTCCTTTACATTCAGAACATTCCATTTCTTGTGCCTTAGATAAATCTATTTTTGCTTGTTGTGGTTTTTGTCCTAATATATCTGCCATAACTTTATTTTTTTAATCGAACCATTGGTCACGATTAGTTTTTATTTTTGTAATACCAGTATCTCTCAATACCTGTCTTTTTTGTTCTTTGTGTTCTTTTACTCTTGGATTTCCTTTTCGTTTCTTGTAATCCGTCATACCATCCAAATATTCTAAAAAAGAATCAAAATCATCTTTTCCAAGTTTATCTAACTCTTCATCAGTAAGTGGGTTTTTCGGGTCGTATTTCATATCTATCTTAATTTTATATTGCTAATATACAAAATTATTTCTTAAGCTCCAACTATTTTTAGGATATTTTTTATAGAATTTTTACCAACCTTTACTTTATGATATGGGAATCCATTTTCATCTAGTATTTGCTTACACAATTTATCAATCTCTAAAGATTGTTCATAATTTTGAAATCGTTCATTATTATTATGAGTAGTTTCACCTCGTTCCAAAAGAATGTTGATGTTATCATATTTTTTGTGTAAACTAATTACAAAGTTATGAAATTCTTCACCATACAATTCCGCAGGATAACCTTCGGTATAATACCTATGATAAATTGTAGAAAATAAAATTGGTGAATCAATAACTATATAATCTACCTTTCCATAACTCTCAGCAATACCTCTATGTTGGTTTGCAAATACATAAAGTTGGTCTGATATTGCAGGTATATTATTATCCCAAGCTAATCTTTTTGGAAACTCATAAGGATTGTTTACACTTATGTGGTTCTTTTTTAGTTTATAGGTAATTCCT